GATTGCCCGCCAAGATCGATCGTTGCCGCCCCCACGTCTGCCCCCGGTCGCCGCTCATGCGGAACATGATTTCAGGCGACCGCGTGGTGTCGCCCTCGGCATCAATGCCCAGTTCCGTCATGCTGTCCGCGCCCAGAATATCATCGGCGTCACCAGTGGTGCCCAGAACCCACCCCGGTTCCTCAACCGGCGACCAGCCAGCCAAAGCCCGCAATTGCAGCTTGGGAATGCGAAAGCGACGCCCGCCGAACTCCAGCGTTTCCGATACAGCCCGGCGCAAAAGCGGTGTTGTGCCGTCTGAGAACGTCCGCCCCAACGTGCGCAGATCGCCCGTGTCGGTAATGACATGCCAATCGCCATAGGCATAGGCCGACGAAACCGCCTTCCACTGGCGCAAGGTTACATCTTCGGCCCGCTCATGCCATTCGTTCATGGACAGGTCATAAACCCACGCAGGCCGGTCCTTGAACCGGATCGCGCAGAACTTGTGCCCCTCGTCTTCCCAATACAGGCAACGGTCAGGATCACCCTGAACAACCGATGTCTCAACACCGCGCGTTGATACCGGCTGAATTTGCCCGCCGGACGCAAGGTAAACCACGTTATCGGTGCCGACAAATAGCGCCCCGTTGGGGAACTCCGTCAGCAGGCCGAATGCCTTCAATCCAATATCCACAACCGCGCCTGACAACGGGGCCAGGAACGCCGTTTCATCGCCTGATCCGGTCAGATACCAGCGTTCGATTGACCGTTCGCCGAAAATCCAGAACTGATTGTTGAACGCAATGCCGCGAATGATGTTGTCATCCCGGCTTTCCGCGCTTGCGAAGTTCAGGGCATCAATTGTCGTGGGGTCTGCCGTGTCGGTCCACTGGAACCGCGCGCCGTCCTTTTCCGTCATCAACGTGCGTTGGCCCAGAAACGCGACTGAGCCGACCGACGAAAACGCGCCGCCGGTCGGTGTCGTCACTGTCCCGCCGCTTGTTACATTGTAGTAGGTGCCGCCCGCGCTAACCGTGATATTGCCGTTGTTGCCCTCAATCACCGTATCAGCGGCGTCTGTGATGGCCGTGAGGGACTCGTAGGCCCCACCCGTCAACACCTTGTAAAGCACGCCTCCCACTGCGGCATACAGCACGCCCTCGACCGCCTTCATGTCGCGCGCAAACACGCCCGGCAGGGTAGACAGGTCAGACATGCCCAGAACCGACTTGACGGTGAAGCCATCGCCCCGGCGTTCGCGGTAGCAGTTGATCAGCCGCGCGGTGCCGAATTGCTGGTTGTCGTCGTCCCGCGTGCTTTGGCCTGCCCAGTTAACTGTCGGCATCAGAAATACGTCGCCTCAATCGACCGCACGGGCTGACCGCTGTATTCGTCGCGCATGATTTCACCGATGCCGATTTGCCGAAACGCCGCGTATTGATCCAGCGCATAAGACGTGCAAATCGAACCAGCGACAGCCTTTGCCATTGATAGCCACACGCGATCCGGCACGGTTTCAGCCGTCCAACTCAACGCAAGGCCGTGTGTTTCGTCCAGTTCAGCGTAAATAGCGTCAAGATGCTGCTTGGCTCTTGCGTGGTCGTCCGCGCTTGCGTCCTCGTCCACCGCCGTCACCCCGATCATCCGCAGCGCCTCGTTTGTTACGTCCGTTGATGTTTTCGCCATCCTTGACCTCAAACCAGTTGTGCGCCGCTATCGCGCCCCGAATTGCCTCGGGCACGTTGCGCCATTCGTCTTTGTGGAATGTGGACCCGCCAACAGCCATGCGCTTGTGCGGTCCAGTGAATTTTGCCTGCATGATTACCTCATGGAAAAGGCGGGGCCGCTACAGCCCCGCCCTGATTGCTTATGCGTCAGCAACGCACGACATATAGCCAGTGACCACGCCGTGATCCTTGGTTGCCGAACCGTCCGAGAACGTCATCTTGCCGAAGTTACCGATCTCGTTGATCGAAACGCCGTGCTTGTCGTCATAGTCGAACTTTTCGGTGATGCTGTACCAACGCTTTTTGACGCCGTAAGCCAGAGCCTGCGCGCCGCAGAAGAACACCGGCGAAACATCAATGCTTGCAGCGCCGACGCCGCTCAGAACGGGCATATCATCAATCTCCTTGAAGATGATGCCGTCCCACTCCATGTCGCCGCCTTTGAACAGCTTTTCGTTCTGCATCCGCAAGGACACATCACGCTGCGCTGCCTGGATCACGGTGTCCGCTTTCAGGTCGCGGAACACATACGGATGCAGGTAAGCGACAAAGTAGCGACGCCCCGACGCTTCCGACCGGATGGGCCGGATTTTCGGGCTGGCCGTCAGCGCCATACGCTTCATAACAGAAGCAATGGAAGTGCTGAAAGTGTCAGCCGACGCGTCCACGTTGGCAAGGGAGCCGCTGTGGTCGTTGGTCGCGCCGCCAGCCGGTGCCGCCGTGGACAGGTTCGACTGAGCCGCACCAAACAGGATGCGGTCGGTGTTGTCGTCAAGCCAAGCGTCCTTTTCGGCCTCCGAGGCCGAACCATAAGCCACGCCCTGCACGTCATGCAGATGGCCGATGATGCGGTCGCGGGTGTCCTCAAGCGCCCAGTCTTTCAGACAATCCTTGGCCGCGTTGCGCAGGCCAATTGCCGAATACTGCTCCTCGATGTCCGACACGCGAACCGCGTTCCGGCGCTTGGTAATGTCCAGCGTGAACTCGCGGCTGTCCATTGCTTCTTCGTTGCCTTCCAGCGTCGAAGACCCGGTAACGCCAGCGCCCGTCAAGCGGTTGACCAGCGCCCACGTCATCGTCTTGCCCTTTTTAGAGCCGAAGTCCTTAACGTGGATCACGTTGTTGGGCGAGGTGCCCATGTCGCTCTGGAAACGGTTCTCCTGGAAATATTCCTTGAAGAACTTATCGTCCCACTGTTGGACCGTAAGGCCCGTTGCTGCTGATGTGTCAGCCATTTCTCAGTTCCTTGCCTAAAAAGGCGGCTTATTCCCCGATGAGACTTTCAAGGGGGGTAGGCCCGGACCATCCGGGATCAGTCTTGCCGCCTGTGCCATTGGTGTTTGCAAGACTTGGCGCGGCTTTCGCTGCCATGTCCTGCGCCTGCTTCGCTGCCATTTCAGCTTCGATTTTTGCCCTGATTTCCGCTTCCATCTTTGCCTTGTACGCCGCCGGGTCGTTGCCGATTTCCTGCGCCGTGCGCTGCGCATCAACGTAAGCCTTGGCCGCGTGAAACGGTGAAGGCTCGTTGACAAATTGATGGCTCAATTGCGGGTTCTGGTCGAAGTATTGCACCACCTCGTCAACAGCTTCCTTGCCGAACTCGCGTTCTGCCATGAACCGCGACATTTCCAGTTTTGTGCTGGTTCTCGCACCCTGGATTTGCTGGCTCACAAACTGCTGATATTGCTCGGGCTGCTCAAACATATCCGGTGCCTTCACAGGCTCCGGCTGCCTTTGCGGCGTGAGTTGCGACTTGACCTGATCAATTTGGGTTTTCAGGTCATCGCGCATTGACTTGAACACAGCCAGGGGAACGGTTGGCTCCTCTGGTGCCGGTGCCTCTGGCTCCGGTGTTTCTGCTGCCTCTTGCGGCTGCTCCTCGGTGGTCGTTTCCTCCTGCGACTGAGTTTCCTCGGTTGCAGTCGGTTCTTCATTGTTCAGGATTTCATCAAAGTCTGCCATAGCTTCCTCGTGTCGTGAGAATTACGAAACGCCCGTTCGGCGGCGGCCCGGATCACCCGTTTACGTCCGGTGGCGACGTGGTTTTACGCCCGTTAAAGCCCGGCGGCGGCTGACAGCGGAAGCGTCCTGGCTTCTTGCGCTGTTTTCATTGCATCGGCGCGGTCTTTCATCGCGCTAGACGCCTTTTTCTCTGTGTCGGCCTGCTTGTTGGCCATATCTAGTTGCCCGGCCTGCATGGCCATCTGTTCCTGCGGCGAGGGCTGACGCTGCTGCATCTTTTCAAGCAGTTTTTCCTTCTTCGACGCTGGCATCGTCGGGTCAGCCTCAATTAGCACGTCTGGCGGTATGATTTCGCCGTATTTCAGAAGCGCCTCGAATGTCTCGCCCGCAAGCGTGATGCGATCCGGGCTTTCCT